AAGTTTGAAGAAAAAAATGGTTTAATGTATTTACTTTTTGCTTATGATGTGATAGAATCACCAGTCATGAAGCCAAAGAAGATGGAAAAAGATGAAGCATTTAAAAATTATATTGGTGACTTGCTCGTTGAGCTTATGTCATCTAACATTGAGCAGGAAATAATTGATGAAACTGGAACAAGCGATTCTGAAGAATCTAGTCTATAACGAGGACTATTTAAGAAAAGTATTACCCTTTATTAAAAGTGATTATTTCTCGGACAGAACCGAGAGGACAATATTCAATGAGATTACATCATTCACGGAAACTTATAATAGTCCGCCAACGATTGAAGCACTTAGTATTGCCATCAAAGAAAAGACAACTCTTACAGATGACGAAGTTAAGGGATGCGAATCGTATCTACAAGAAATTGAGGCAAATAGCAAGGCAGAAGCCGAAGTTCAATGGCTTGTTGACAAAACGGAAAAGTTTTGCCAAGAAAAAGCGATTTACAATGGTGTATTACGGGCTATTTCAATTCTCGATGGTAAGGACAAAAGTAATGACAAAGGTGCGATTCCCTCTATATTATCGGACGCCTTGGCCGTTTCATTCGATACCACAGTAGGTCACGATTACTTAGAAAATAGTGATGCACGATATGAGTTCTATCACAGAAAAGAAGAAAGAATTCCGTTTGATTTGGACTTTTTTAACAAAATCACTAAAGGTGGTTTACCTGCTAAGACTCTTAATATTGCTCTTGCTGGCACCGGTGTTGGGAAGTCTCTGTTCATGTGCCATGTTGCTTCTAGCTGTATGGTACTTGGCAAGAATGTATTGTATATCACTTTGGAAATGGCTGAAGAAAAGATTGCAGAAAGAATAGATGCAAACCTTTTGAATGTAACTCTTGATGATTTGATGGACTTACCAAAAGATATGTATGATAAGAAAGTTGCCAAAGTCCGTGAAAAGACAACAGGCAAACTTATTATCAAAGAATATCCTACTGCATCGGCTTCCGTAACTCACTTTAGGACATTATTAAATGAGCTTAATCTCAAAAGGTCTTTTGTACCTGACATTATCTTTATTGATTATCTTAATATTTGTTGTTCGAGTCGTATTAAAGCTGGTGCAAATATTAATTCGTATACCTACGTCAAATCCATCGCAGAGGAACTTAGGGGTCTTGCAGTTGAATATAATGTTCCTATTGTATCTGCTACACAAACTACCAGAAGCGGATTCACATCGTCTGATCCAGGATTGGAGGACACGTCTGAATCGTTCGGGTTGCCTGCTACCGCCGACTTAATGTTTGCTTTGATTTCTTCTGAAGAATTGGAAGAACTCGGTCAAATCATGGTAAAACAATTAAAGAATCGTTACAATGATCCAACATATTATAAACGATTTACTATTGGCATTGATAGGGCTAAAATGAGATTGTATGACATTGAACAGTCGGCTCAAATTGGTCTGGCGGATGCTGGTCAACCACCTATTGGTTCACAAAACAAAATTCAACACAAAAAATTTGAAGGCTTTAAAGTATGATACTTGAAAGAGCCGATGCTCTCCATGTGGCCAAGGCATTCCACGATTACTTTAGTAATATTGGAAGTACCGAAGAATACATGCGTGATGAGAAGCTGAAGAATTTGGCAGATATGCCGGCTTCATTATTTCCACCAGAAGATGATTTGTTTTCTGATTTTTCCATGCACCCCAAAGATATGGATATTGAGGTGTGTGAAATACCAAGCCAACAATTTCAAACATTGCTGGACATTACCAGTTCCCATATCAATAAAGTACCAGTTGGTAAAAATATACAATTGGTAGTCAAAGAAAAGAACTCAGGAAAGATTCTAGGATTCATTCGTTTAGGTTCACCAGTAATCTATATGAAACCAAGAAATGAATTGCTTGGACAGGTCTGGATTCAACAGGAAGATACTGCAAAACGATTCAACGCTTCTACTGTTATGGGTTTTGTAATTGTACCATCTCAGCCATTTGGATTTAACTATCTTGGTGGTAAACTTCTCTCTGCCATTTGTACCAGTCACGAAGTAAGAGAAATCTGTAATAAAAAATATGGCATGAATGTATGCCTGTTTGAAACTACCAGTTTGTATGGTTCGACCAAGCAAGTATCTCAGTATGATGGTATGAAGCCTTACATTCGTTTTCAAGGATTAACCGAATCGGATATTGTGCCTATGATGCACGGAGAAAGATATACCGATTTAAAGGCATTTGTTGAAAGTAAAGTCGGAGATTTATTGGCAGGAGACACTTCAAGTACCAGTAGAAAACTAAGAACTTTTAGTAAAATGATTGCTATCACTAAAGCAGCACTTAAAGGTACACCTGAAGGACAGGCATTCCTTTTAACGATTGAGAACGCTAAAAAGTTGACAGAAAAGAAAAGATATTATACATCCGATTATGGATTTAAAAATTCTGTTGATTATATGAACTGCAAAACTGATACATTAATTCCTGGTGAAAATTATCATAAGCACGAATTGAAGAATGTAGTTGAATGGTGGCGGAATAAAGCTATAAATAGATATGAAACCCTTAAATCTGAGGGTAGATTAAGAACAGAATTAGAAATCTGGACTTCAGGTAAAGACATTCAAATCATTAGATAAAATGGCCACAAAATTTAAAGAATCTAGTTTAGCGAATATAAAAGCAACACTCAAAACAATATATTCCGATGAACCAAATGATAATGGTTATTTTGATTCGCCGGATAATCCAGAATCTAAAATTACACCAAAAACTCAAATAAATGTTAATTTTCCATCCGATTATAAAAAAAATGAAAGACCCAAAGCATTAATGGATCTTGCAGAAAGTTTAAAGAAAAAAGGATTAAACGCTGTATATTTGGCAGATGCCGCAGCAAAAAAACGTTCATCTGCTGGTATCATTGTCTTTGGAGATTCAAAATATTTTATTGTTGGTAAAATTATGGAAATTCTTATGAAACCTTCCAATATCAAACCATCAATTGTTAACGAATGGCTTACGCCACAAGAAATTGTTGATAATGTAATAAAATATATGGAAGATAAAGAAGTTGAAGGACAAATAAGAACTCGAATTGAAAAATTGTTAAAATTAACAATTGCAGACAGTAATAGCTCTATAGAATTTAATGCGCCAAAAAATATTGTTCCTGCAGAATTTTATGAAATTTTAACTGCAGTGAAGTTGGCCGTACTGTTACGAGCAAACGATAAAAAAATATTTACAACTTTGGGAATACCAAAAACTATGAATTTATCTTCTGCTAAGATTAAAATTTATATACCACAAGAGGCTAACTTTCCTCTGTTGGATTATTTCTTGAGTGTTTCCGTAAATGACCAAAATAAAGAAAATGCTTTAAAGATTAGTGTTAAATCTAAAGTAAAAAGTCCAGATACCAATACTGTAAAATTTTCTGATATTTTTGATAATAAAAACGATGTTTCAAAATGGTATAAAGGAATTACTCCGACTCAAAAAATGAAACAAACTGGCCAAAAAATAATTGCTGAATCTGCTTTAGAAGCTTATAAAGAATCAAAATATAATCGTAAAGTTCAAGTTGGAGTACCTCTTAATTCAGTTTTAAATTTACTTGACGATTCATCACAGAGTAATAAAATTAAAACAGTAATAAAAAAATTAGGTTTAAATGACAATGAATTAAAACATTTTCAAGCTGGTTTAAATACTGTCAGAAATAAAATTGTTGAATTTAAATCTAAAGATGATTTGTTGAGCACAGTTGTAACTAATAAAAATGAAATAACTACTCTACAAAAAGTTATTGCTGAAAATAGACAATCTGGCGGAAAACCAGCTGAGCCAACTTTTATTAATCTTGGTATTATTTGTGAAAAAATATTACAATTTTCTTCTAAAAAAACTTCAGTAACAGAATATAATTTTTATCAAATGTTTTTTGATGAGGTTCTTAGAAAAAAAGAATTGGCTTATGCCATCACAAAACTAAATGGTAATAGATTAGAATATAATTATTATTCAAAAGTAAACTTTGCTAAAGAATATAAGGATTGGATAGAATTAAGGTCTAAAGCTACCGATGTGATTGGTTTAAGAGTTTAAGGATAAAATATGGCATTAATAGATTTTGATAAACTGGCAAAACAATACGCAGATGATAATGACTTTGGTTTCTCTGCTGTATCCGAAGAAGAATATAATTCAGTAATTAATAAAACTGCTGCAACGGCAGAAGATTATAAAGCAAGATTGAATGAACTGGAAAAAATGATTGTACCTTTCTTGACCAAGTTACATTCTACTGGAGATAAAGAATACATATATTGGCCAAATCGTAAACCTATTATTGAGGCACAAATCGAAAAGATTTTAAAACTGACAAGAGATTAATTATGACTGCAACTGTGATTATACCTACTACTGGTGCTGCGCCAGTACATGAAGCTATTAAATCGGTATTAAATCAAACTTATGATACCAAGTGTTATGTTGTTTGTGATGGACCAGAATTTGTTTATGCAGTAAAAAATCACTTAAAACAATTTGAAGAACATCCAAAACACAAGAATATAATTCTTTGTAATTTACCTATCAATGTCGGCGCCAAAGGGTTTTATGGACACCGTGTCTACGCAGCATTCACTCACCTAATTGATACTGAATATGTATTATATCTTGACCAAGATAATTGGTTGAAACCTAATCATGTTGAGTACTGTATCAATCTAATTAAATCAAAAAATCTCGATTGGTGTTATTCTTTGCGTGATGTTTACAATAAAGATGGTACATTTGTCTGTCATGATGATTGTGAATCGTTAGGCAAATGGCAAACTTATCATGGAGTTAATCATGTAGATACTAACTCATATTGCCTTAAAACAGAAATTGGTGTAAAATTGGCATCAGTATGGCATGGTGGTTGGGGACAAGATAGAGTGTTCTTAGGAGCTATAGCTCAACACTTTCAAAAATTCGATTGCACGGGTGAATACACCGTAAATTATCGTGTTGATGGTGGTAAAGGTTCAGTAACATCTGACTTCTTTATCAATGGAAATAATGTAATGAATAAAAAATATAATGGAGAATTCCCATGGCGCAAAAGAATCTCATCATCGGTGGGTTCACAAACTATAACATTAACCAGTTAAAACCTTGGGTTATCTCAGCAAAAGAAGTTGCTGGTAATAATGATGTTGTTTTGGTTTATGGTAATGCATCTGACGAAACACTAGATTGGCTGGTCGAACAAGGCGTTGGTATTGTTCCAATGTTGCAGGTTCAAAATGTACCAATTCATGTTTTACGATTCTTATCTATTCATAACTTTCTTGTCAATCATTGGCAACAATATGATTATGTGGTTACAACAGATGTCAAAGATGTTTATTTCCAAGCAGATCCATTTGAGTATCTTATCGACCATAAACTTGTTATTGCTTCAGAAGGTTTAAAATATAAAGATGAACCATGGGGTAATGAAAACTTGTTTCAAGCTTATGGACCATATGTCTATGAACAATTTAAAAATAATGAAATTTTTAATGTAGGAACCTTTGGCGGTAAATCTGAATATGTAAAAGATATGGTATTTCATATCTTCACCAACGGAATCAACCGACCAATTCCTATTGTTGACCAAGCAGTATTCAATGTTCTAATCAACACACAACCATTTAAAGATATTGTTTTTCCAACTGCAGCTTGGGCCTGTGAAGCAGGTACAGTTGCAGACCCATCAAAAATTAAACAGTTTAGACCAAATCTATTGTTTAGTGAACCTGTTTGGAAAGATGGTAAAGTATTAGATATTGATGGCAATCCTTTTCCAATTGTTCATCAATATGACAGAGTTCCTGAATGGAAAAAGTTTGTTCAAGAAAAATATGGACAAGAAGATGATTCACAATATTTCATTTACAGAGTATGATAGATAAAAATAAAATTGCCATATTGGTAACTGCACATACCAATAATCAAGAACGAATATTCATGACAGAAAATTTATGTGAGAAGTTAAGTAAACTTGGTTATTACCTATGTGTCGTTTCGCATACATCAGTAAGTGAAAAGATTCTAAGTTTGTGTAATGGATTTGTTTATGATTCCGACAATAGTTTTCTAGTTGATGGTAACAATCATCCTGCCGGTCATGCTGTTGCTGAGTTGAAATCTATTCAAGACGGTATCAATTATCTACAATCAAAAGGTTTTACGCATGTATTTAAAACCTGCTATGATACTAACCCAATTACAGATTTTGATTATATCATTCAAAAATTTGCAAATCTTGGTAAAAAATGTGTTGCTACAGAACACACAGGTTATTTAAACACATTAACATTCTTTACAGAAATTGAATTTTTAAAACAAACCTACAATTTCGAAGAACTTAGAAAACATTATGTGATTATAGAAAGAATGTGGTATCTTTCTGTGGCAGAAAAGAATTTATTAAATGATGTTTTTAGTTATGCTGGACCATCGGATAATGAACTACTACATATAGATCCTAATGAGCCGTTTCATTTTTCTTTTCATAACGGCAATTTAGATTCTGATAATTATAAGGAAAAATTGAAATGAAAGTTTTTATTACTGGCATCGCAGGGTTCTTAGGTAGTCACCTCGCAGATAGAATGCTTGAACTTGGCCATGAAGTTATTGGTAATGACACTCTGATTGGTGGTTATCGTGATAATGTTCCAAAAAAAGCCAAACTATTTGTCATTGATTGTTGCGATAACGAAAAAATGGCTTATGCTATGCAAGGTTGCGACATCGTAGTTCATTGTGCCGCAACAGCACACGAAGGATTATCAGTATTCAGTCCTAGTTTTATTACACGAAACATTTTTGAAGCTAGTGTATCTACAATCTCTGCAGCAATTCAAAATAAAGTAAAACGATTTGTCTATTGCACATCAATGGCACGATATGGCGACCAAGAAGCTCCATTTCATGAAGGCCTGAATCCTAAACCAGTAGATCCATATGGTATTGCTAAAGTTGCCGGAGAAGAAGTATTAAAAGCCTTGTGTGAAACTCATGGCATGGAATGGAACATTGCTG